ATGTGTATAAGAGACAGATACAAGAGGGAGTACTTGAAAAAAATAATTAGTACCCCCCCTACCATAAAATAAATTTTTAGCGAAAAAGTCCAAGACCGTACTGCTCACCACAATTTACACAATTTTCCCTAATGGGACATGCGTGCGCACGTGAATATATATTTATTTATATAGGGACCATACAAGGATGTTGCAAGACACAGGAAAGGAGGTGGACACATGAGAAAAGCTGTATCTGCAAGGACTACAAAGAAGCACTTAACAAAGGCAGAAAAAGAAAAACGTATGGCTGTAGAAAATGCGTTTGTTGATAATGCGGAAATTGAACCGCCAAGCTATCTAACTAAAACACAATTAGAAGCATTTCATTTTATTGTTGATGCATTAAGGCAAGCTAAGGTATTAAGCAGATTAGACAAACAAACAATCATTCAAGCAAGCGTGGCTATTGACATGTTACATACAGCAAATAAGCGTGTGGCGAAAAGGCCAACACTTGCAATTGATAGGGAGTTTGTGGCAACACAAGAGAAGCTAGTTAGGACATATTTAAAACTGTGTGATGAATTGTGTCTATCTCCACAATCTAGGGCAAAGCTTGGAGTACTTGTAGCTAATCAAAAAGAAGAAGAACAAGATCCGTTGCTTAATGTACTGCAAGGAGGGAGTAGTTGATGAATAAAAAACACCCAGCCTACAAGTACGCAATGGATGTAGCAGAGGGCAAAGTCAATGCACCTAAATATGTCAAACTACAGGTAAAGGAATTTCTTGCTATTGCTAATGGTAAGGATAGCCGTTACATGATTGACGATAACAAAGTGCATACTATAGGCGAACTGCTTAAATTGATGGTAATGCCTAAAGGCTTGAAAGCGAACTCTACTGTGTATGATGCGATGGCTGGCTTTCAATGGTTATTCATCATAGCTATTCTTGGTACTGTAGAACGTGGTAATAAAGACAAACGAAGATATGAAAACGCTATATTAGAAATATGTAGAAAGAACGGCAAGACATTCTTAATTGCTGTTCTTTTTATTTTGCTTTTCTTCATTGAACCTAAATTCTCAAAATTCTATTCAGTCGCTCCAGATGGTTCGCTATCTCGTGAGATTAAGACTGCTATTGAAGAGATAATCAGAAGTAGTCCAGCACTACTAGGCAAGATGAATGGCAAAGAAAAGTTTAAAATACTGCGTGATTATATCCACTGTAATATTACTGAAAACAGATATACACCTCTTAACTATTCAACAGGGCGGTTAGATGGTAAGTTGCCTAGTGTGTTCCTTGTAGATGAAACAGGAGCATTGCCGAATACCTACGCTATTGAAGCTATGAGGTCAGGGCAGTTGACGATACTAAACAAGCTAGGCTTTATCATTTCTACTAAATACCCTACACTTAACAATCCATTTGAAGATGAAGTGGACTATGCAAAGCGTGTATTGAATGGTGCAGTTGATGATGATAAGGTATTCGCCTTGTTATATGAGCCAGATGATACAAAAGGTTGGGCAACTAACGATGAAGTGCTAGAACAAAGCAACCCATTAGCCATTGAAGTAACAGAAATCATGGATGACTTGAAATCTAAAAGGCAAGTAGCTATTGAGATTGAAAGTAAGCGTGAGAACTTCATAACAAAGCATTGCAATATCATTTATAGCGGTGCTGGTAGTGAAAGCTTTGTAAACGTAGCCGATTTACAGAAAGGTGCTGTAGATCATATCGACTGGAGCGGTAGAGAAGTATTTCTTGGGCTAGATTTAGCCATGACTATTGATAACTGCGCCGTGGATATGGTGGCATTTGATGAAGAAACAGAAAAGGTGTACCTTAATTCGGTAGCCTTTGTGCCAGAAGATAGGATAGATGAGAAGTCAAAACTAGAACGTATTCCGTATCGTGATTTTATTAACGCTTGTTATTGTATAGCGTGTGGCAATAGAACTGTAGATTATGGTGCTATTGAACGCTACATAATGCAAATAGAAGACAAATATGGGGTTACTGTGATGGGTATTGGCTATGATAGGTACAATGCCTTATCAACTGCACAAAAATTAGAAGATGCAGGATATACGATGGTTGAGATTAAACAACATTCTAGCGTATTACATCCTGCGACTAAATGGCTTGCAGAATTGGTGGCAGATGGCAACCTTGTTTATGAAAAGGGCAATAAATTACTAGAAATTAACTTTGAAAATGCACGATGCGTTTTCGATACGAACATGAATCGCTATGTAAATAAGAAAAAATCGAGGGGCAAGGTTGATATGGTAGTGGCTGGCATCAATGCGATGTATTTATTGCATCAAAATTATATGCTCAATAGTACCCTTGATTGGGTAGTGCAAATGTAGAAAGGAGGTGAGATATTGAGTTGGGTTAAAAGTTTATTTGGATATGAAGTTAGGGAAGAGCAAGTTTTAAATGAAAATTCATTTATTGATACTGCAGATGATATTGATTTAAATCTTCCAAGCTATGATGCAACTACACGAGTAACAAGGCAACAAGCATTATCTGTGCCAGCCGTAGCAAGTGCATTATTTCTTATATCTGGCATTATTGCTGGTATTCCTGTGAGAATGTATAAACGTGAAGGAAATACAATTGCAGAAATATTAGATGATGCACGGATTAAACTATTAAACATTGAAACAAATTCTATCCTTGGAGCATATGAAACAAAGCAAGCCATGATTAATGATCTAATTATGGAGGGGGCCTGCTATTGTTATATTGGCAAGAATGGAAATTCTGCAGAGTCATTGCAATATTTACCTAAACATAGAGTAAGCTTGTTAGATAATGGAAAACTAATTGATAGGCAAATATATTATCTAGTTGACGGAAGATATTATGATAATTTCAATATTATGAGTGCGGTTAGAAATTGTAGTGACGGAGTTCACGGACGAGGGTTATTAGATGATAATGCCATGCATATTTCTAGCATGTACAATGCACTGGTATATGAGAATGGAGTAATTAGTAAAGGTGTACGGAAAGGATTCCTTAAATCCGAGGGGAGATTGACAGTCAAAGCACTTAATGCACTCAAAAAAGCTTGGAGATATATGACTTCTAAGCTTGGAACGAGTGATGTTATTGTACTTAATAAAGGCATAACTTTTGAAAGCGCAGATAGTACGGCTGTAGAAAATCAGCTAAATGAAAGTAAACAAACAAATGCTGATTTAATTTATAAATTGTTTGGGTTTACAGACAAAACATTTATAGATGAGAAAGCATTTAATATTTTTGTTAAGACTACAATTATGCCAATAGTAAACTGCTTTATTGAAGCTATTAATAGATCCTTACTACTAGAAACAGAGAAAGGAAATTATTATTTCAGCTTAGACATGAACGATTTATTAAAAGCCGATATGTTGACACGCTTCAATGCTTATAAAACAGCACTTGAAAGTAACTGGATTAATATTGATGAAATTCGAAAACGAGAAGATTTATCACCAATGGGCATTGATTTTGTAAGTATGAACTTAGCCAATGTATTCTATTACCCAGATACTAAAAAAGTCTATACACCCAATACAGGTGCATTTGGGGACCTGACTACACTAAAAGCAGAGAAAGGAGGTGAAAATAGTGAAAATTGAGGTACGTAATGGTGCTGCCACTATTGAGGGTTATGTGAATGTAACAGAACGATTGAGTAAGCCAATCCGTGATGTAAGAGGTAATTTTCTTGAAAAAGTAGCACAAGGCGCATTTAATTCTGCCTTACAACGCAATAATAATGTAGAATTGCGTTTTAATCACCGCAAAAAATTAGGGGACCAAAAAGACGGTTCGCTTGAATTGCGTGAGGATAGCATAGGATTATACGCAAAAGCAACTGTAACTGATGCGGAAGTTGTAGAACTAGCAGAGAAAAGACAGTTAAAAGGCTGGTCATTTGGATTTAAGAAGCTAGAAGATGAATGGGAAAAACAGGAAAATATGCCAGAAATTCGCACATTGAAAGAGATTGATATGAGTGAAGTAAGTATTTTGTCTGTAAATCCTGCTTACATTGCAACTTCTATTAGTGTACGTTCTGATGCGGAGGAAGATTTACTAGAATGTAGATCCAATGAAAACGCAACAGGAAAACTAGAATATGATATTGAAGAACGTAAGTCTGATGATAATGAAGAAACCAGCAATCAAAAATATCATGATATTTTAAATAAAATTAAAGCATAGCATCCATTTGTGTGGATGCTTTTTTATTACAAGAAAAGAGGAAAATGTAATATGAAGAACTTTAAAAAATTAATTGAAAAACGTAATACACTGGTTGAAGAAATGAACACACTTGTGAAAGTAGCGGATGAAGAAACTCGTGCATTGAATGAAGAAGAAACAACTAAATTTGAAGAACTTCGTGCAGAAGTAGCGAACATTGACAATACATTAAAACTTGCTAATGAAGAACGCAAATTGATGTCTGAAGGTTCTGATGATAATAAAGGCGAAAATGTAGATGAAAAAGAAAAGGCAATGGCAGAAGAACGTGCATTTGCTAATTTTTTACGTAGTGGCGAAACAACATTTTCTGATGTAGAAACACGTTCTGAAGTGAATCTATCTAAAGGTGATAATGGTGTAGTCATTCCTACAACAATTGCAGACAGAATCATTGCCACAGTAAAACGTGTTGCGCCAATCATCCAATTCTCTGATTTCTACGATGTAAAAGGTGATTTGGTATTTATAGTAGAAGATGAATCTACATCTAAGACTACTTGCGCATATGTAGGTGAGTTCCAAGAATTGGAAAGCACTACCAACAAATTCAAATCTGTAGTATTAAAAGGCAATGTTGTAGGTGTACTTACAAAAGTATCTAAGTCCTTGATTAACAACGTTGGATTTGACATTGTAAATTATGTAATTACAAAAATTGCAGAATCGATTATTACATTCCTTGATAATGAAATGCTTACTGGCTCTACTAAAATTCAAGGGTTACTACAAGCTAAACAACAAGTAACTGCTGGCGCAGCATCTGCAATTACTGCTGACGATCTTATTGATTTACAACTTACAATTCCTCAAAAATTCCGTGGCAATGGTGTATTCATCATGAATTCAGATACGTTCAAAGCATGCTCCAAGTTGAAAAATGCACAGGGCGAGTATTTGTTGAATAAAGACTTAACAAATGGCTTTGGCTATACTTTGTTGGGCCGCCCTGTATTTGAGTCTGACAATATGCCAAAAATTGCAACTAAAGCTAAAGTAGCGGTATTTGCAGACCTTAAAGGCTATGCAACTAAACTTAGCGGAGATAGCGCAGAAATTACAGTTTTACAAGAACGATTTGCTACACAATATGCAGTAGGTGTTGCAGGATATATTGAAATTGACGGTAAGATTGTTGATGAGCAACGTATTGCAGTATTAGCAATGGCATAATAGGAGGAATTACATATGATGTATAAAGCATTGGTTAGTTTTAGTGGGGCAGTATCTGCCTCACAAGACAGCATCATTGAGATTTCTGATGCTGAAATTGCAAATGATTTATTGAATGCTGGATATATTGAAGAACAAAACGAAAATACAGACAATAATAAAGACAATAAAAAAGGCAGTAAAAAAGATAACGATGAGGACTAGGATATGAAAGTTAGTGAACTAACAATAGAAATTGTATCTAACTATATTCGTGTTGATGTTACGGCCGACACTAAACCTATCTTAGACATGGTATTATCTGCAGCAATTTCCTATTGTATGACATATATGGGAATAGCTGATAAGACTACACTTGATGATTATGAAGATATGCCTATTGCCGTATTGAGTTTGTGTGGTGAATTTTACGATAATCGTACATTCACGGCCGTTGAAAATGCGGTGGTAAACCCTACTGCACAGGCTATATTAGATAAGTATTCAATGAACTTATTATAGGTGAAATTATGTATAGAAAAGGTAGATTAAGCACTCTATTACAACATCAAGCAGAAATTCACGCTAACAGAAAATCAACTAATATGAATGAATTAGGGCAATATCCTATAGTTGATACAGTCATTGGCAATATACATTGTGGTATTATTCCACAGACTGGCGGTCTATTAAGTGGTAGAACGGCAGAAACTACACTTGCTAGAACTACACATAAGGTAGTGTGTAGGTATCGTAACGATATTGAGCCTGATATGTGGCTAATTATTGAGGGGCAGAAGTATAACATCTTGTATGTTATGGATCCGTACCTTAATAAAGAGCGACTGGAAGTATTTACAGAGGTAGTAATCTGATGAGTGTTGATATTGAAACAGAAGGGTTGAGCGAGTTTTCTCAAGAGTTGCTAGACATAGCAACTAAAGACTTTCCGAAAGATACAAAGAACTTCTTGCAACGTGCTGGTAATAAGTTAAAGGCTAATGCCAAAAACAACTATAAAAGCAGTACTACACAAGGAACAAAAAACCTTATCAAAGGCCTTAAACGTGATAGAGCGTATAAGTATGGTAAGGATGAGTGGCAAGTAAGGGTTAAGAATACCGCACCGCACGCATGGTTAGTTGAACATGGTCATGTGATGTTAGGTCATGCTGCACAAGGTAAACCTAAGCTTATAGTTGGTAACACAGGGGAAGCCTTTGTTAGAGGGAAGAATGTGATGGGGAGAACTGCAAAAGCCTTTCCGTCAGAATATCAAGGGTTAGCGGAAGAATTTATTGATAAGATGCTTAATGAAAAAGGTTTAGGCTAGTGATAACTGCAGTTGAAATAGTAAAAGCATTAACAATAAAGTGCAGAGAATTGCTTCAATGTGATGTTAATGATAGAGATATTTCAGAGGGATTTACTAGACCATCTTTTTTTATCGAGGTAGTAGACTTCAATAATGAAGATATAGGCGAAATCATAAGAGGTGATACGCTTAATATCTACATTTACTACTTCAATGAAAAGCGTGAGATTGGCTATCTTAACTTACTCAAAGCAAGGGAAAGTTTGCGTGAGATGTTAGCAATGCCTGTTAACGTAGAAGATGGATTTAGTATAACTGCATCTGATATAGTCGAAACAATCAATAAGGCTGATATGTCATATATCACTAACTTTGATGTAACGATCTATCAAAACAGACCAGAAGCAAATGCACCTTACATGGAAGAGTTGTCAGTCAACGGAGAGTTGCAAAAGTCAACAGAACAATAGTTATAGCACCCACCATGTATGGGTGCTATTTTTAATGGGTAAAGGAGCATAAGATGGCGATTGGCTTACCAAATATTGATATTGTCTTTCTACAAAAAGCAGTATCTGCGGTATTACGTTCCGAACGTGGTACGGCTTTAATTATCGTTAAAGACGATAAACAAACTGAAATCGGTTATGATGTATTCAAATTTGAAGCAGACATTACTGATAAAAAATACAATGCCGATACAATTAAATTGTTGAAGCGTTGCTTCTATGTGAACGTAAACAAAGTAGTAGTGTTACACGTTCCAACTAAAACAACTGCATTTGCGGATATTAAACAAGTATTAGACCGCATCAAGTATAACTGGGCATGTACTACTGTTGCAGAATGGCAAACAGACTTAGTGTCTTACACTAAAAGCCGAAATGTTATTTCCAAAGGTCGCAAAGTTAAATGCGTAGTTGCTAATGTAGCGGTGGCAGATGATAAACATGTTGTAAATATGAAAGGTAATTTTGTACATGAAGCTGATGCGGCAGCTGGCACTAATGTTAAAATGACTGATTATTTACCACGTATTACATCTATTTTGGCTAACTTACCAATGAACCGTAGTATTACATACTATGAATTGGAAGATTTAGACTATGTGGATAACTCTTATGTTACTGCAGAAAAAGATGTAAACAAATGGACAGATGAAGGCTGGTTACTTCTTATCAATGATGATGAAGATAACGTAGTGCGTGTGGGCCGTGGTGTTAATACATTGACTACATTCACATCTACTGATACAGAAGATATGCGTAAAATCATCATTATTGAAAGCATGGACTTAATTCAAGAGGATTTGTACTCTACATTTAAAAAATACTATGTAGGCAAGTATAAAAACCACTTGGATAACCAATACTTATTTATTTCTTCTGTAAACGCTTATTTCAAATCCTTAACTAAAGTAGTTAATGGTGAAATTCTAGATCCAGAATATGATAATCATGCGTTTGTTGATGTAGAAAATCAAAGACAGGCTTGGTTATCTGTAGGCAAAACAGAAGCAGAGGATTGGGATGAAGCGAAAGTTAAAGAAATGTCTTTCAAGTCCACTGTATTCATTGCTGCTAAAGTTAAAATTCTTGATGCTATGGAAGATTTGTCCTTCCAAATTACTATGGAATAAGGGGGTAAAGTATGGCAAGTAAAGACATTCATAATCAAATCTTACGTGGCCAATTTGGTAAAGTATGGATTGATGGCGAATTATATGCAAATGTTAAATCTTTTGAAGCTAAAATCTCCCTTAAATATGAAGCGGTAGACATTAATGGCGAAATGGGTGTGCATCAACGCTTGGTAGGTTTTGAAGGTGCTGGTACATTAGTACTTCACAAAATCGATAGCCGTGTAGCACAAAAGATTGCTGGTAAAATCAAAAATGGTAGTGTACCAGATATTAAAATTGTATCTAAATTAACAGACCCAGATGTAAATGGTGCTGAACGTATCGAATTAACTGGTGTTACTTTGGACGAATTAACACATGGTTTTGAAAACAAAAAGGTACAAGAAGAAAGCTATCCTTTCAAATTTGCTGATTACAACTACTTAGACTTAATTCTTTAATATATGGGCATGGGCGGTGCTTAATGCATCGCCTTTCCTTTTAATGTGAGGTGAAAATATATGGCTAAATTACAACTTGAAGATTTGCTTAACCGCAATATGCAAGAGGGCTTTCAATCTAAAGATGTATATGTAAAAGGTTTAGGCGGTGAATTGACTGTAATTCATCAACCATTACCAACTGTGTTACGCATTATGGATGAAATCAAACAGGATGCTACGTTGTCCACAGTGATGGATGCGATGGCACAACTTATCTATGCGTGCGTTCCTTTGTTTAAGAATAAAGAATTACAAGCGAAATACGAATGTGCAGAACCTACCGATGTAGTATACAAAGTTTTAAACGATAGTGTAGAAGATATTACTGCATTAGGTGAAGCTATCTTGGGTATGTATGGTATTTCTAATCCAGTTGAAGATGTAAAAAAGCAATAAGAGCGGACAGGGAACTAACAATGTTCCGCTATTATATGCAAAAAGGCCATACATTATCCTCGTTGCTTGCATTAGATCCATTAGAACGCACTTTTTATAGTGCGTGCTTTGAATTGGATATGGAAGATTTAGAAAGGAGTAATAATGGCTAAAAGTATTAACGTATTACTTAGTCTTAAAGACCAATTTACTGCACCTATGAAAAAGGCTGGGGATAGTGCGAAAGACACAGAACGCAAGATGGTAGCCATGAAGAATAAATTAAGTAATTTTGGTAACGGAATTAATAACAAATTCTTAGGCATTGCTGGTAGCATCGGTAAGATGGGATTAGCTATGTCAGGCTTGGGTGCGTTCGTTAGTGTTGGTGCTATTGTTGATTATGGCAAGAAAGCATTAGAAACGGCAAAAAGTGCAGAGTTATCTCAAACATTATTGCGCAATAGTTTAGCTAATAACAATTCCTTGTATGATAAATCTGCACAGTCGCTAGATGCTGCACAAAAGCAATTAAACGATTATGCAGCAAAATGGGGCAAGGTAGGGGTTATCTCTGCTGGCACAATTCGTGCAGGGTATCAAGAACTTAATAAATGGAATGTTCCTGTTGATAAGGTAGACGGACTATCGGAAGCCTTAACGAACCTTGTAGCTGGTAAATTTGGTATAAATGCTACGGCAGAAGATGCTCAGATGGCATCACAGGCAATCGGCAGAGCGTTTAATGGTGATGTGGCTGGCTTAACAAAGATGAAGATACCTTTAACAGAGGTACAAAAGGAAATCATCAAGAATGGTACAGAAGCAGAACGATTGGCTGCTATCAATGAAGTAGTTAATGGTACATTCTCTAAACAGAATGAAATATTAGCTAATACACCAGATGGACAACTAAAACGGATGAAGAACCAACAAGCAGCATTAATGGCTACGATTGGTAAAGGCCTATTGCCTATGCAAAAAGCTTTTATTGATATGGTTAGCACAATCATGCCAATAGTTGCGCCAGTTATTCAAGATATATTTAACACATTTAGCGGTGCTTTCACATGGATTGCACAGGTTATCACAGAAAACAAAGAAACAATTAAGACAAATCTAACAGAAGGTATGAATGTAGTTAAAAGCGTACTATCTACTGTTGGCGGTGTGATTAAGTGGTGTACTGAAAATTTAGGCTTTTTAGTACCAGTGCTTAAAGTAATTGTTGCTGGCTTCGTTGCCTTCAATGTAATAGCTAGTGTAATTCCTATTTTGGTTTCTATATTTAATGCCTTTATGACTGTAATAAAAGTTGTAAGGGTGTTAAGTATGCTAATGATGGCTAACCCTATTTTACTTGCAATTAGTGCAGTAGCAATTGCCTTATACTTGTTAATTGACAATTGGGAAACAGTCAAGGAAGTTGCGTTATCTGTATGGGATGCAATTTCAAGCTATGCCACAGAGTTGTGGGAGTCGCTAGTAAGTGGATGCGTTGAGTTCGTAAGCGGAGTTATAGAGGTGGTTACACCTATTTATAACCGATTTATGGAGATTATGAGTCCTATACTTGACGGTGTTAAACAAATATTCAGCGGTATCATTAATTTTATTGTTGGTGTATTTACAGGCAATTGGGATATGGCCTTTAATGGGTTAGTCCAAATCTTTACTGGCTACTTTGGAATTATCAAATCTGTTGCAGAAAATGTACTTGGATGGGTTCAAGATAAATTGCAATGGGCTGGCGAGAAAATCGACTCTATTAAAGAGGGTGGAGCATGGTTATATAACAATACTGTAGGCCGTGTGGTTGGTGGGCATAATGCAACTGGTACAGAATACTGGAAAGGTGGAGCGACATATGTCAACGAAAATCAACGTGGCGAAATTATTAATCTACCGAATGGATCACAAGTAATTCCACACGATGAAAGCATGAAACAGTTGGCAAGTAGCCGTGCTAGTGTAACAGTCAATGTAACAGTACAAGGCAATGTGATTGGTAATGAAGATTTCATGGATGCGTGCGGTAGACACGTTACTGATAAAGTAATGTTAGCTATGGGCAATATGTAGGAGGTGTAATGTGAATTTTCAAGACGGGGCAAAAAAGATAATGCAGCAACGCATACAGTCTAAACAAGCTGAATTGCAAAAATTAGCAATTACACGAGCTACACAGTATGCTGACAAACTATCACATGGATTAGTTGGTAAGGTCTTAGATTACTTAGACAAGAAACCGACTACAGATATTGTATTTCATTCTGAACTGACAGATGAATACATCACATTACCTGTAGTACCTAACCCTTTACCTACGATTAGTGAACCGCAAGCCAACGAAACTTTTAATGGGTTGCGTGGTGATATTAAGCTAATAGGACCGCTAGGACTTAGAACACTAAGCCTAGATAATATCTTGTTACCGATTAATAAAGATTACTCATTTATTCGTGGCAATGGCAGTGATGGATTACAATGCTTACAATTCTTTCAAGCGCAACGGCAGATGAAAGCCGTGATGCGGATATGCATTATTCAGTCTGATGGAAATGAAATCCTTAATATGCCATGTGTCATTAATGATCTATCATACACATATGATAAGGTTGGCGACATTAAGGCAACAATAGGAATTGAAGAGTATGTATATACTAATACATCAACTACGGCCCAATCTTCGACTGGTGGCGAAAATAAGGCAACAGATGCAAAAGCTACTGATAGTAAGGCGGTTAAAAAATGAAGTTACAGTATACCAACACAACTAAAGATAAAGAGGGTAAAGATGTTACTGAAACTCGTGAAATTACCGCCTATACCAATAACTATCAAAGGTCAGATGGTATTGATACATTAGGCCAAGAATTTACCTTTGATTTAGCAGACAACCCTTTTGATTTTAACCTTATGGGTACACGGCTTGCTATTGGTGGCAAGATTGAGTTTAGCAACCAATTAAGCAACAATAACAAGAGTGCTACAACGCAGCTTAACGAAAAGCAACAGGAACAAGTAGTGTTTCAAGGAATTGTAGTAGCAGAAAAACAAAGCGGTGCTAACAAATATAGTTACACTTGCTTTGATTACTGCTTTTATCTCAATAAGTCAGAGATAGAAATTCAATTCAATGGTGTTAGTGGCCTTGAAGCTATCAAAAAAGTATGTAGTGAAAATAACGTGCCTTTAGGTAATGTAGCAGATATTAAGACTAACATCAAAAAGATATATCAAGGTGAAACAGTATCAGATGTTATCAAGGATATTATCAAGCAAGCCACAGAAGAAACAGGCTATAAGTACCGCTTAGAATACCGAGATGGCAAGATACACGTTGAGGACTACAAAGACTTAGTGCTTGATAAGGTTATTACTCAACCTATCAACAATTACTCAAGAGATTTAAGCATGGAAGATATGCGTAATAGCATTGTAGCTATATCTCAAAAAGAAAAGAGTACATCGGTTAAGTCAACTATTCAAGATGATGAAAGCATCAAGAAATATGGCTTAATTAAAAAGATTGTAAAGGTTGATGATAAGAAACAAGCACAGACTGCTCAGATTGCTAAAAAGACAATTCAAGATACCAACAAGGTAGCTGAAAAGTTAAACCTAACATTATTAGGTGATGATACAGTAAGGAGTGGTCGCATCATTATAATTGATGATTACACAGTAGATATACACGATAAATTCATAGTAGAAAACTGCAAACATAATTATGGAGTTAATCATACTATGACATTAGATCTAAAGCGTGTAACTAAAGAACTTGATACAAGCAAGTATAAAACAAGCACTACTAAAACTGTTACACCTAATGCAACGAATAGTACTGCTAATGCGACACAGGTTGATGCTGGTATGAACGCACTCAACGGATATGAAAGCGTATATCGTGATAATGGGTGCGTAGATGTGGCGGTTAAGGCTGGTTCATATTACAGTCCATTCTTAAAGCAACAAGCGGACATGGGGGTAGCTGATGTACCGACATTAGTTGGTAATGCACAAAATGCTGGATATAAAGTAGAAGCCTTTAATGGTTATGCTAAGAAAGGCGATATATTAGTGTATGGCAATAATGACCATGTTGTAATCTCTGATGGTGCTGGTGGTGCGTTTGGTAATAGTAGTAGTAAAGGTCATGCGATGTTCTACTCTGATGCTAATAACGCATGGCACACGAACGAAGCACCATCTAAAGTAATTAGAATGTCATAGGGGGTATATATGGAAGAATGGCACAGTCAAATGGCATCGATGTTTAAAGAACGTACCAACCCTATACGGATAGGTGCTTGTTTGGGTGAGGTTATCAGTACTTCACCATGGAAGGTAGCTATTAGAGATGGTAAGTTTATGATAGATGCATCTAATGGATATGTATGCTTTCAATTAATTCACCATATCACTACATACTCTTATCGACATAGTGGCCAAATGACACATAAAGGGTGTCCAGCTGGTCCTAAATCTGATTACGATGCACAGGGCGAGGGCAAGATAGTGCTTAATGAATTATGGAAAGCTGGCGATAAAGTACTTGTTATTCCAGATGAAAATGAGCAACATTTCTTTATCGTTGATATTGTGAAAGAGGGGGTATGATGTTTCCTACAGATTACAACTTCACTAATTCCATTCAATCTACAAAGACTGCTACAAACGCACAACACAAGGTGGGGCGGTCATTTAAATTCGACTATAAAACACATCGTTTTGTATTTGAGGATGGACGCAATGTAGAAGATACGCAGATTGAAGCAATTAAACAATGGATTGAGTTATTTATTCGTACTGAAATGAAGAAATACTTAATCTATAGTGATAGCTTCGGTTTAGATCTAACTAAACTATTAGGGTACAGATTGCCACGAGCATATAAAGTATCTGAAATAAAAAGAAGAATAACCGAGGGTATCATGAACAAAGTACCATGCGTTGTAGTTGTCAAAGATTGGCAATTCAATGCTGGTATTTTTTATTTCACAGTAGTTACTAATACAGGGGAAGAGGTGAAGATAGAACATGAATTCGAATTATAGTGTTGATAGCATCCATAATACGATGCTTGAACACATTGACGATGCGTATCAGAAAACAGAAGGCTTTCCAACGTATGACATAACAAGAGGTGAAGCGTTTGCTTTACTTGAACTGTGGAAAAAGGCGGAAGAAATTGAACGCAAACAAAACGTGGATAACCTAACAGGGGATGAACTAACAAGGGTAGTATTCCAACGTAAAGGAACACAACGAAAACTATCCACTAAAGCGGTATGTAACTTGCGTATTGTTGATGGCAACGGCACTATCCATGAAGGTGATTTGTTTGAAAGCGAAAGCGGTATTCAATATGAGTCGCTAGAAAATAAGGATGTAGAGGATAACTCTATTATTAAAATCAGATGTACTAAAGCTGGTGCAGTTGGTAATGTTCCCAAAGGAACAATAACACAAATGCCTATTACTATTGCTGGGATCAATGCGGTTATTAATGATGATGCTGCAAAAGGTGGCGAAGATGAAGAAGCAGATGATGATTTGCGAGAACGCTACTATGAAGAGTTAAGAGAGCCATCTACTAGTGGTAATGATTATCACTATAAGCAATGGGCAAAAGAAGTAGAAGGTGTAGGCGAAGCTAATGTAATAGCACTTTGGAATGGTAACAACACTGTTAAGGTAGTTGTTATTAATTCAGATAGAAAGGCAGCTAGTACCGATTTAGTTAAGCGTGTACAAGATTACATAGATCCAGATAGTAAAGGTATAGGTGAAGGGCAAGCACCAATAGGGGCACATTGCACTGTAGTTAGTGCAACAGAAGTGCCTATCAATATTGATGTTAGAGGTGTACAACACTCCACAACTTCTACTAAATCAAGCATTACATCTGACATTGCTGATGCGGTTACTGCATACTTAAAGAAAATAGCATTTAAACAGGATTATGTATCCGTAGCACAAATTAGTAACATTATTATCGATAGTACTGGGGTTATTGATTATGAAAGCGTTACTGTAAATGGTAAGGTTAGCAAAATCAATCTAACTAAGGAACAAGTTGCCGTATTGGGTACAGTTAGCGTGGCTTTAAATGACTAATACAGACTTTAAAGAATATGCACTAAAAGCTATCAATAAAATGTATCGTAATGATCCGTGGGTTAGAGAGTTATATCAAGTGGCTGGATTGCAGTTGCAAGATATAGATGAACTACTAGATGTATTACTAGATAATGGCTTCTTTGATGCGGTAGGTGAACGTGGCTTAAAGGTTTACGAAAAAGATTTAGGCATCAATGGTGATGGTACAGTTGAACAACGAAGAGCCATAGTACAGATGCTATGGAATAACAACGGCAAATGTACCCTAGATAAAATTAAGGCGATTGTTAAAACATTCGTTCTTGATGAAGTAGATGTGTTATTTGAAGATGGTGTGTTGAAGTTAGAGTTTAATAATTCCAGCTTTGTATATGCTATTCCTCAAATAAGAAGTAATTTGACAGTGGTCAAACCTTCACATATTGGATTAAGTATTAACGATGTACATAGCGTTGATACTGAACTATATGCTGGTAGTATCGTTACTACGTTTGAAACAACTACTATCAATCCGATGGTAGGCTTTAATTCAGCATTAGACGATGCATCTATAGTGGCTGGTGTATACATTACTAAAGCTAATGTAATTAATTATGTTAATTGTTAAGGGGGTATATAATGCCTAGTCAATATCCACAGAATGTGGTAACTAAAAACGGATTGGCAATGATTGCTGAAAGTGTGGCAACACGTAAGAATTTAATCTTTACACGTGTTGTAGTAGGCGATGGAGATGCCACAGGTAGAAATTTTAATGACATGACGGCCGTAATTTCACCAAAAATGGAATTGCCTGTAACTAGCGGTGTAAACGAAGGGAACGGCCAATATTTAATTACGGCAACATTATCCAATAATACGCTTAATGTAGGCTTCTTCCCTCGTGAAGTTGGGCTATATGCAAAAGTAGATGGTAAAGCAGAAATGCTATATAGTTATACAAATGGTGGAAATAATGTTGGGTATGTGCCAGATAAGACAACACCAATTGATAGCGAAATTTATAAAATTAGAACAGTAATTGGTAATGCCAAAAACATTACTATCAATATGTCTGATAGTACATTTGTTACTAAAGGTGAATTAGATCGATATGTAGCTATTACTTCTGGTGTTTATGTTAAAGATGCGAATAAAACTAATACAGGATTATCTCTAATAAAAGGTGATAACACTTCGAAGATAATTGATTTTATTACTGCTAACTATAGCGATAGCGATACAAATAAAGTATTAAATCTTGGAACACTTAAAAGCCTATTAGGACAAGGTGCTATCGTGGCATCTAAACTCGATGCAAACGCAGGTTTCGTAAAGTTTGCTAATGGTTTCACTATCCAGTGGGGAGTGGGTGGTCAAGATAACGTAACTAAGACAGAGGTACGATTTCCTATCAAATTTACAACTTTATTCATGGCGAACGCTATAGATGCGTACTGGTCAGGCTCTGACACGCCTAGGTATTTCGCTAACTCCGTGTCAGAGAGCAACGCAACTAAGGCCGTATTTTCGGCAAGTGATAGATATGCTGCTTCTTATTACTGGTTCGCACTAGGAATAATCTAATTCCCTAGGATAATGAACATAATCTGATCACCGACACATTTGGATATTAAGCCTTCCCTACGGCCATCCAAACAAAACTACCTGTGTCCGCTCTGGTGGTTAAGAATCGGATGGTGTTTCTATTAGCTTGAGAGAACCCACTATTCCAAGTAATAAAGCATTGTGCACCAGAAGTTTCAACACTTACAGAGTCATCGGTAGCTAAGGCTATTAGTACAGTGCTGCTAATTGGTAGAGAAATATCCTTATAGTACTTATTAGCATCAAACCAAGTTAATCCCCACTGGGGAGTTATTTTAATAATTCTATGGCTTTTCGTAGCTCACGAATAGTCTTATGTGTGTATACTCTGGTGGTAATATCACCTTGTTTGTGGCCTAGTAAAGAACGTAGTGTGTTGGGCGGTGCTACCGAGTCAAGTAAACTTGCAAATGTATGACGAGTATCGTGGATAGTATGCTTACAATTTAACTGTTTCATAATATCTTTGAAATTCTTATGGAATGTTGTGTAACTGATGGTAAATAGATATGCTTCGGTGCTGGTGTATACTTGCTCTATTAGTGGCATGATGCGGTGATGTATAGGAATGATACGGCCTTCACCAGCTTTCGTTTTAGCGTGTCTTACGATGAGGTATGACGATCGCCTATGGATGTCTTGCTTACGTAAATTAAGAAGCTCACCTATGCGGAGACCGGTGTATAGCAGTATTAAAATCATATGAGAGTAAGAAGTATCTACTTCCCATAATTTGTTAATTTGTTGACGAGTAAATACTTTTCTATGAATCGTTGGTACATTGGGACCTAGGTTCAAGTGTAGGGTGTAATTCGTGATAGCGTAATCCTTGATGATTGCGTAATTAAATAATTGATTAAGTAACGTACGGACTTTCTTACATGATGAGTAGGAAAGTCCTTTTGAGTGCATGGAATTAATTACGTTCTGAAGGTGCTGAAAATGAATATTCGTGATAGGCATATCCGATATGTTGGATATGTGTTTAAAAGCAATGTGATAAGACTTGACAGCGCTATCAGAAATAGACTGAGAGTGAATAGGCAGCCACTCGTTAAATAGTTGCCTTAATGTAATGGTATTGCGTTGTCTACGGTTTAATATAATAGCGTAACGGCGCATAATTTCACCTCCGAAAGGATACTACTATGAATCAATATGTATTTGTGTTAAACGAAATAGGCGAACGAATTACGTCCTATGTTGATAATACAGTAACGCAAGAGCAGTTGTTAGCAACTGCAAAACAAGAATGGTCAGATGCAGCGGATTATATTTACTCTGCAGATGGCGATGGTATGTTAGATGAATTTATGAAAGGTAAATTCTATGTAGACGGCAAATTCGTAGAACCGCAAGCAAAGGAACCTACCAAGGCTGAAAAAATCGCCGAAATTAGAAATTACTACAACAAGCGTTTTGAAACGCTGGAACAAATGGTGTTAAGACGCCGATTAATTAACGGCGATATTACCGATTTGCAAGAACAGTTTAAAAAACTCAATCAAGAAATGGTATTAAAAATTAAGGCGGTGAAATAATGGAAGGGTTTGAAGTTAAAAGCGATATTCCTGTAATGCGATTCTGTGAGTGGTGCTATGCAACGTTGAATCAAGACGGTACCTGCCCAACTGAAGGGTGTATTCACAATGATTTAATGGATTTAGAAGAAAGCACAGAGGGTGAATAATGTGGACATGGCAATTTGAGTTAAATGATATTCTAACTACATTATCAATCGTGGTAATCATAGGCGGTGCAAGTTACCGCCTTTTAATTTTGCCTATATTACTTAGGAACAAGGAGAGAATGGATAGGCTAAATGAGATCCTTGTTGAATTGAAAGAGGAAATCAAACTATCAAGAGAACAACGGACTAAAGAATATGCAGAACACGTTAAGTTGGTAACACGTGTTGATGGCATTGAAAACAGGGTTGATGAGTTAAGAGGTGATTTTCATGAATTTACCGCAAAATCTTATTAATTCTGTAAGAAAAATATATACTTCGGTTAGGGTGGCGAAAGTCCACCCTACTTTAGTATGGGGAGCCAGAATACTCATATTTATTATGCTAACACCAATTATATTGGCAACCATGGCTTATGCGATTTCATTTTATTTAGGTGAAATTTCTAGTGCGAACGATAAGATCATAACGATGGGGGCATTCCTAATTGATCATATGTTTGGAGCACCAGGTGTAATCGCATCGCTTACAGGATTAATATGGCTTAGTGTTGATAGAAATGGCGATGGAATACCAGATAAATTGGAGGAACAACCTAAAATAACACTATTACCAAATGTTACAGAAAGGAGTGATAAGAATGAAAAGAGGATTTGATATTTCAGCGTGGCAAGACAACGAAAACGGAACACTTTACTATGATGAAATTCATATGCAACAAGCTAAAGATGAAGGCAATGAATTTGTAATCATAAAACTAGGTGAAAATTATAACGTTGATGATTTCTTTGAGCAACATATCACCGCAGCATTAAATGCGGGCCTTGAAGTAGGTGTATATTATTTTAGCCACGCATACGATGAGGCAACCGCAGTACAAGAGGCGGAATGGGTGATTAACACGCTCAATAGTTATGGATATACTGATTACCATTTGCAAGCTGGTATTTGGTATGACTACGAGGAGCATCGCCAATTACGTAATATGATTAATGCTGGTGCATTAACTAGCCAAGGAATGACGAATTGCATTAGTCGGTTTGTTAATACATTATGGAGTGCTGGATTTCAAAATGTAGGTGTATATAGTGGTTATTCTTTATTGTGGGATGAAACATATGCATATAGTCAAATGCCAAGCGTTCCTGTATGGTGTGCACAATATGATCCACAATGTGATTATCCAAATGTCAGAATTTGGCAATATAGCGATTGTGGAATGGTAGCTGACAAAGAAGTTGATGTCGATTACATGTATGATTAGGGGGAAGTATGAATGACAAAATCAAAAACTTTATTCACGCTCATTACATCTCTATTCATGTTTGTATTGTCCTTTGTATCATTGCCTGTATATGGCTCTACGCCGACAGAGCAAGTAATATTGACACGACAGGAATACAACGAGCTACTGATGAAGTTCGAAACGCTCAACAATACAATCAACGAGCAGTTGAAGATAATAGACGAGTTAGAACAGCAATTGAACGTAGCACAGATGTCAACGAGCGAATCGAAACAAGAATTAATAGAATCGATGAACTTAATCAAAGAACAGAGGGAGCAATTACTAATAGCCAAGAACACATTAGAGCAGCAAGAGAAAACGCTATTAATGCAAAACGAATCATTAGCGAAGGTGAACGTATACTTAGAAATGCAGATGAGAGAACTCAAAAGAATCAAGATTCAACAACGCAAAAGTAAGTTGTTAAATATCCTATTAGGTGGTACTGTTGTATACCTAGTAGCCAAGAATTGAGGTGATCCATACATCTCCATAACGTGTAATGGTGGATACACGTAAAATTAATAGAAAATGTAAAAGACCTTACTGAGAATATAACTCGGTAAGGTCTTTTTTGTTTATAGGAAGCCGTTGCAGACTCATTAAAAATATGGTGTAATTAGGATTAATAGGAGGTGGGAGAAATGCTAAAAGTATTTAATAGAAACCCACATTTTATGAGGGATGCGGTAATAGTGGATAGCTATGCCGATGCATGGGATATAATATGCTCCATGCAGGAGAGGATAGGGCAAAGAATATTACTTGTTGGAAGAGAGACATGGGGAGATTTGGGCTTCGCTGAGTATTTCCCTAATTTTGTTTGGACCGAGGATGTGAAGGCGGTCTATATTAACAGTGATAAAAATATACTATTTCCTGCACCATCGAAGTATAATCGAGCTAGTGTTTTAAAGTTAATTAAAGTTTTTGGAATTAACTATTCTATTCGAGAAATCGGATAGTTATAATAGATTGCCACCATTTTGCCACCTTAAATGATAGTATAAATCAAATCAATTGTATTATCTTATGTTTACTGTGTTCGCCCCACCCTCTCCGCCACCAATACATATAACTATCACAGATTATAACAAATTGTAACGTACTATAACAAACATAGTAAGAA